TAAAACCGTTCTTGCAAGACTTAAACAATCTGTTTTTCCATGCTTAACAGGATCAGCGCCCAACCTAAAAGGCATACCGATTAACTGAAAAGGATTCATAAATTTTGAATATTGCTACTAGATGGCAAAGCGCCCACCATCGTCGTGGTCAAAGTCCGATTTGGCGCATTAGAGCCAACAGAATCAATAGCACTAGATAACACAACTTCAATTGTTTCAGGGTCATAGGCCATCGATGCAGCCAACCAACTTTCATCAGTTAAAGTTCTCTTATGTGCAAAGCTAGAAGGATCAACAACACATACCGCAACCCTAACAAACCACTGACGTTCTACCGCTTGCTTTGCGTGGTTCATTGCTAAAATATTATTTGCAAGTATCAAACTAGCTGATAAATTATCGCCTGTTCGTGTTCTACTTGCTCCGCTAAATAGGAACGGTAAGTAATAATAATTCTGACCACCAAAACTTATATAATTACCATTTTGTCTTTTGTAATCATTTGTCGCGTTATTTTCTGAACGGCTGTAATCAGTATTTTGTGCCGTTGTTTCATTCGTAGTTAACGGGCTAAAGGCGTCACGCTTTCCGTTTTGATAGCGCATATTAGAAACGACATTGCCATCTCTATTTTTTATTTCGATAAATGTTGTTAATGCAGTAAGGCTCATAATCCAACCATTGCGCGTTGACTACGTGAATTTTTAAGAGTCTTCATTGTTCTTGCTTCCCCTGCGTTTGCGGCTGCTGAAATAATCCCTCCTACGTCTGACTGTTTGACATAGTTTTGACCTTCAAAATTTAATACGTCGCCTTGATAATTAACCGTTACATTTCCACCGCCTGCATATCCTGAACCGCCCCCACCGTTTGCATTATTACCACCGGGAACAATTGCACCGCCACGCGCTCCCGCTTGATACCTAGCCATAGCAGAGGCAAGTTTAGATTGAGGAATAACCAGCTCAGATTCGCCGCCCTCCCCAATCATCCCCAGAGTAGGCCTATTTACATAACCTCCTGATGAAAATAAACTTGCCGCCGGGTCATCAAAATCTAAAGCGTTTAAACCTGAACCCTGAATACTTCCCCTAACAGTTGAAGTTCCACTACCACCTAAGCCAGCGCTTAAAGCACTACTAAAGGCATTGAATAAAGGTTTAGTAATACTTTGTCTGATAGCAATTCTTGCTAAGTCTTCGAGAATACTGTCAACTAATGATTTAAAAGATAGCTTTCCATTTTTTACAAAATCAACGAGGGCATCTTCCATACCTTTGAAAGCGTCAACGACAGAATCACCTACTAAGCTCCCTATGTCATTTAAAGACTTACCAAATTCATCTAATTTTTTCTTCATTGATTCTCCAAAGGCACTGTCCAACCACGATTTCGCTTTTTTAGTTTCTTCACTTATTCCCGTAACTGTTATCTTCAAGGTTTGGGCAGAATCATTAGCATCATCAGCCGATAAATTGCCAAACAATTCTCCTATTTGATTTAATTTATCTAATGGGCCAATACTTAACTTATATAAAGTATCAAAAAAGAACTTAAAACCCGGTGCATTAATAATATTAGTAAGGGTTTTTGTTGTATCAGTTAATTGATTTACAAGCTCCAAGATCTTTTCCATATTGTCAGCTATTGCCGCAATCTTTAATTCTTCAACTGCATTATTTAAATTTCTAAATTGTTGAGCTGGCCCTTTCATAGCTTCCGCTAATTTATCAGCTCCTTCAGTTCGTAATCTTTCTAAGGCTGGCAATATAAATTCTGTTGTTACTTTTCCTTCTTTTGCTAAATCTTTAATCTCTCCTACGGTTACATTCATTTCTTTGGCGATTGCCTGAATAACAGCAGGCGTTTGCTCGAATACGCTCCTTAATTCATCACCTCTTAAAGCTCCAGTACCTAACGCCTGACTTAATTGTAAGAAAGCGTTTGAGGCTTCAGTTGCGCTTGAACCGCTTAATATCGCAGCCGTATTAAAGCCTTCATAAACAGATCTGATAGTTTCTAGTTCAATTCCTAATGGACGTAATCTTGCGTAAACCTGAGCGAAATCTTTATTTGCTTGTGTTTGACTTAAACCAAATTTATCAGCGGCGGCGGCGGCGGCTTCCGTAACTGAAGCTAAATCGTCAAACCCCTGCGACAACAGCATCAAGCGCCTTTCTGATTCGACCCGTTGAACAGTAACGTTTAAAGCATCTTGAACAATTCTTAACGATGCGTAGGCTTTAGCTAATCCATCAACCGTTAGTTTTACATTCTTAACCCGACCCGCTAAACCCTGCATAGAGTTGCCAAGCCTTTTTATTCCCTGTTCTCCTAACGTCTTAACCGCTAGGAACATATTAAACTTTGTGCCTTGTGCCATTTATTTATTACCTTTGTTTAAAATTTCAATAGCAGTTGCTTCCATGATTTGAAGATCCTCGAAAGTTTCTTTGCTATACGCATACATATTAACTAAGGCTAGCACCGATGAGTAATCAAATCCTGTAACTCCACCTACTGAAGTACGCCATTGAGTTTGACATCTAAGAAACAATTCAAGAGCAGGCCAATTTTCAGGCCATACAGCAAAGTTTTTTTCTTCTTTTTCTGGCAATACAATGCCAAAAGCTTCCGCTGCCGCGTCTAATTCCCCCCTATTGCTGTTACCGCTGTTAGCCCAATACTTAACAGCGAGAGTTAGTTTTTTCTTTTTGCCCCCGCAATACTTTCAAAGAATGATTGTGCGATAGCTGTTGCAGCCATTGGCACGTCTAGTAATTTTTTTAAATTAGCTTTATTAAAATCAACAGGGTTCCCCTCCTCATCGTCTACAGAATCCCAACCAATCAAGACCTCAGAAACTAATTCCATATCAGTAATTTTATTCTTATCTATCTGATCCCCCATTTCGATAATCCTAGTCTGAGTAATTCTTTTAAATTCACCGTTAAAAGTTTGAACAGAATGTTTTCCGTTACCCGTTGGTGTCTTAATTTTTACAGGCCATTTATAAGACTCGTTTTGATCTAAAACAAATGCCATTAATTAATACTTAGACGTATTAACAGGGTAGACCCAATATTAAAGCAAAGCAATACCTAATGAAATTTTAATTCAAAGTCATCATTTCCAGTATTAGGCAAAGCTCTATACGCAATATCTAACATTTGATAGCCTTCATTTTCGCCTTGTTCAATTGTCTCCAACTGTGTTGTACTTGCGGTAAACGTGATTTTATTACCTGCTGTTTGTCCGTGTTGATGGGTCAAGTTTCCTGTGGCTGTTGAATTAACAATTTCATAAAAGTTCTTTGTTCCTAATCCAACCGATTCAATAGAAACACTTCCAGAACTTGCGCGGTCTGTAACCCTTACAGTTTTAGAACTACCAACTAATTCAGAATAATAAAGATTATTATTTTGCTCAAAGCTAAAGGATTGCAATGCCCCAGCGTAGGAATGGAGTTGAAAGGCAGTTGTGTTTGTACTGTTAGCAACCTTTGGAGCTAGTTGAGCATAAGTTGGAGTTAATATTGCTGTGGCTGTTGGAGCATTATACAAACCAAGAAATTCAAATTTGAACTTTGGCGTATCCCCTGACTCTATTTCATAAGTGAAACTTCCTCTCGCTCCCGTCAATTTATGAAGTGAGCCATCTATATAAACGCCAATGGTTAAGCTATCAGCCGTATCTAAATTTGTTTCAGGAGAAAATACGTTTTGACTTGCCGTTGATGTTTCTATTAATCCGCAACCAAGTAAAAGATCTTTATAGTCTGGACTCGTTCCGGCTGTGCCTGATGGCGTTGCCTCCACTGTTAGGTTAAGACTTACGTGTGTATTACTTTGAATAAAAGGCCTAGAACCAAACTTTCCATCTATCGTATTTCGATCTAACACGGTTGAATTAACTGGTTCGATAGAAACCTCAGTAGCTAAAACAGCATCTGTGCCCGCTAATGTTGCTGCTGATGCATAAGAGCTTTCTTTTTTTGCTGCTATCAGCGTCTCTTTAGTCCTTAAAACAGCCATCCCACCCCATCAAATTAACAATATGTTCACATATTAAACGAGATCTGCTATTTAAGCCTAGACACTTGCTAAATCATTATTTAAGGTTCGATATTTTATTTCATAAGAACAGGTAATAACGCCCGCTGGTTGATCAGCATCTACATTTTCATTCGTTGTAGTGGTCAAATAAATATCACTAATCAAATTACTAAGAGCTGTATTTGACATGATTTTATTATGTAGGCTTTCGACAATCGGATCTGCTACCTCATCAGGGGTATCGCCTCGAACGATCACAGAAATTTCAATTGTAAGAGTATGGTCAAGCGTTGCTAGTGAGGTTGTTTGTGTCGCCGTATCGTTTGACCAAGACAATAAAAGAGCCGGACTTTCTGCCCGACTTAAAGCGGTAACTCTTGACCTGTAGATTCTTGTGCTTACAGAAGTTGTACCAGCTAAAGCAGTTTTTGCAGCATCTAAAATATTTTCACGGATTGTCGTCATTAGTTTTTAGATAAGGAAATTTGACAAGTTAAACCGTCTAAATCTCTTTCGTTTGTTCTACAGGTATAAGCAGTACCCGCAACCGTCACGGTATCCCCTGCTTTGATTGCGGA